CGGGCCGCGAGTTGACCGGCAAGCTGAATGTTTTCCTGGATCGGCTGCTGAAGCCAGCCAGGGATTTCCTGCTTGGTAGTGGTAACTGGGTTTCCGCCGCCGCCGCCTGCCATATTGTTACTCCTCTGCCGGGTTGGGCGTTTCGCCGTCCGGCTTGTCCGAATCCATGTCAAAGAACATAACCACGCCGCGCTTTTCCCAACCCATCGCCATCCACGGGCGAACCAAGCCGCCGCGAACAAAAGCGCGACCGATATCAACCTTATGCTGCTTTGCCAGCGCCATCAGCTGGGGCTTTAGGGCCTTTACGGACATAAGGTCGTCACCCACACACATAAACACGTCCAGGACGCGCTTCTGGGGGTAATCCACAATCTGGGTAATTATACACGCGCTGTCGTTAAATACAGCCTGCATAATACCGTCTGCGACCATCCTCTTAATGTCGTCAACGGAATGGGTTTCTTTTGCAAACCGCAGCCCCTTCCGAAGCAGCCGGTCGAACTTCTCATCAGTTAGAGCCAAGGGGAACACTCGCAGTCTGAAGGTTGCCCGAAGTGTCTACCGTCACCTTCCACACAACGCCGTCCGAGTCTTGCAGGAGGATCGACTCCACGGCTTCGGTTTTGGAGACGGTAAAGAGAAACGCCCGCTTGATCGCCTCAAACGCCTGCGAAATGCCGCCAGCCGAATATGTTGGGGGTGGGGGTGGGATCGTTACCCTCATCGCCCACCCCTAGGAATTAGATCAAGCCGGATGTTGCCGATACTCCACTCAGCATCCTCCGTAGCCTCTACTTTCATGCGGTAGTCGCGCCCACTAAAGCGGACATCCGTGTATCCATCAGAGCGCGGGGAGTACGGGCCAAAGGTCGTCTCCGAACCGTCCGGGGTGTAGGTCGAGTAGAAGGTCAGCGCGGTCGAGTCGTACCCGTACCCGCTATCGGTGATTGCCTGCCGGACCATGCTGGTAACAGCGCCGCGACTGACATCAAGGGAGCCGGTTTCGGCGTACCGTTGCGTGGTGATTGGGGTTCCCGCAGCCGTCCAGCCGTTCTCCTGATAGTAGATTTCGTTGTTTTCGTCGGTGGCGAGCGGGTAGAGCGTTACGCCGTTGTTTGCTGCTGCGGTGCGCGTGAGTTGTCCAACCGACCACCAGTTCTCTGAGTAGTTGTAGATCACATAGCGGTCGGGAACAGAACTACCGTCGCTGGGATACCAGAACCACACCTCGGGGAATACGCCATTGTTGGTGCCGTGCGTGTAGACGCGACCTGCGGTGGCGTCGATATTGTCGAAAACGTAAGAGCCAACATCGCACGGGAGTTGCCGCACGAACCCGCCGTCATACATCCAGAACCCCTCGCGGCCCATCCACACACAACGACCGGCGAAGGTTGCAAAGGCCATCGGCGCGATAATTCCGCACTCGTGACCAACGCGCTCAAAGCTGTAGATGTACGGCAGGCCAATATAACGCATCAGCCAAGCCTCACCATCGGTGAGAATTAGCGTGCCGTCACGAACAGCAACCGCCATGATGATTTTTGAGTTTGTGTCGAGGTCGAAGTAACCAGCCTGGGAAAGCGGGTCGCTAAAATCCCAGTTGACGTAATTCTCCTGGTCAGACCACGCAACGCGACGAGGATTACCACCAGCGCCGAACAGAACAACGTGGCGTTCCTCAGTTGCGATTACACCACGGTTGTTGGTCGGAACGCTGCCGGAGGTAGCAGTGCCGCCAGATGAAGTAGCGTTAGCGCCGGACTGCGAATATGTGAATGTGTCTGCGGTGGGGACAGAGACAATCGTAAAGGTTCCGTTGAATGAAGTCGTGGTTACTCCCGCAATTACAACGCTATCGCCAACGCTAAAGTCATGGCTCTCGGCGCAGGTAACGGTAACTGTGTTGGACTGCCGCTGGATTGAGGAAATGGTGGCGGTTCCTACAACGTGAGCGTTATCGTCACCAACAACCCATTGCAGAAAGCGCCCGTCACTGGAGGCAACCGCCAAAAGGCTTGTTCCCCAGTTATCGAAGGTCCAAGAGAAGGTCGGCAGGTCGAATGGGGAAACCGGACGCCCAGCAGGATCGCCATACAGGTAATCACTGTAAGTTGACGCGCCATAGCCGCCCTCCAAACCGCTATCGGCAGGGACAAACCCGGTAGGAGTAATTTCCGTAAGCGTTGATTCAGGAACGGAGAGTGCATACAGGTTCCCGTCGCAACCAAACACACCATAAGGAATGTCGTCGGTGGAAAGCCAAGTAAAGATCGAGCGGCAGGTAGACGCCAACGGGTCTTCACTAATGCGCTGCCACCCGCCTACGGGGAGAAGTTTTCCAGACCGCCAACGAATTAGGTTTGCGTCCCAGTAGCGGCCACTAGCCTGCAACGGTGTGGCCGGGCGTACTACACCTGGAGGAATTTCGAGTTCAACGTAGGCCATGCCGCATTATACCTTATTTCGCAGGGCACTATTCAGGGCTTCGTCCTTTGAGCGGCTACCGGCAGATGAGCCAAAATAATAGCTGACGATTTGGTCCGCCTTGCTTGAAACATAGCCGATTAGCGTGCCTACGGTCGTTGCCATAAGCGGGTCTTTCAAACCCTCAACGTACCCGCCCAAGACCATAAACACAGTCCCCAGGAACCCGGCAACCACAACCGCGCCAAGAATACGGGGCATCCAGTCGCGGACTTGGGACTCACGGATGCGGGCGGAATTGCGGTCATCTGCGGCAATCCGCTCAAGGTCCACATCCAGAGCGCGCATCTTCAAGGCAAAATCCTTGTCGGCATTCTTTAGGGCCAACAGGGTTTCCGGGGATGCGTTCTGAACGGCGGCGGCAATGGCGTCATCGGGCGAGTTTTGGGGCAAGCCTAGAGCGGCTACCACAGCCTGCGTTGCTACACCCGCCAGAGGACCGCCCAGCACCGTGCCAATAGCCGGGGCTACCGTTCCCACCACCTTCCTCCAGTCAAATGCCACGGATAACTCCAATCAGGCGCTTAGCCCTGTCCCCGACTTGGGTTGCCCATAGAGAGTTTCTGGCCTCGTCTGCGGCTGCCTCGTAGTCGTTTACCTCAAGAGCCGCAATCATCTTCTTGAACTTCAGCAGGCCGTCGATACCCATGTTGTAGGCCATATTGACCAACGCCCGCTGCCGGTTCTCATCCAAGGTCTTGAACACAGGCAGGCGGTCAACCAGCGCATCGTGGACGGCCAGCAGACGGTTCTTGGTGATCCAGCGGGCTTCTTCTTTGGTGATCCCGGTAGTGGTCAAATTGATGCCGAACCCAATAGTCAGATAACCGCGAGTGTCCTTGTAAGGGTATTGCATAAACCCCTCGTCGGACTCGATTTCGGATTGCAGCTTTTCGAGATTCATCACCACTTCACCTTATCCGCCCAGTACGCTGCCGACATCTTACCCTTAGCGATGTTCTGCGCGTGGCGAGCCTTAAAGGAGCGTCGGCGGGCCTTCTCTGCTTCCGTCTTTGGGTGAGCCCCCGCACCTTTAACGCCCTGCTGACCAAACCGAATCAAGCGCACATCGCCGCCTTCTTTTGCCAGAACAGCATGGCTCTTTTTGGCGTGCGATGGGGTGCGCTTAGGCTTGTTGTACCCAGCAAACTTTTCCCCTCGATACTCAACCATAAATATCCTCGTCGTCAGCCTTATTGCGATCAATCCAGCCCTGAACGGTTTTGCTTTCGTAAATACGAATTGCCGTCCAGATAATGGAGAACACGGCTGCGACTGCGGGCAACCATTTCAGGATTGTTGCGCCGACTACCACGAGGGATAGCGCGTCTACGATTCCTTTGCCATGCTCATCCATGATTAATGCCCAGCCAAAAGATAGTTGTTGTACGCAATAACCCCGATAATGAGGGAGAAGGCAGTAACAGCACCCAGCACTGGAAGGTACGGGAAGGCCAGAACAACACCAGCTAAGGCAAAGTGAACCGCCATCTTTGGAATAACCCAGAACCGCCCCAGCGTGCGCTGAAGGTAAGCCATTAGCTGGTTTAGTTCTTTGTTGCCAGCGGCGAGCGACTTGTTGGTTGAGTCACAGTCGAACACGCCAACTGCGACAACTATTGCTGAGACTGCGGCTGCTAGGTTTTCCACTACACACCCACCGGCTTTTTGTACTTGCCCTGAGCCACGATGCACATTGCAGCCATTCCCGGCATTTCCATCGTAATTGCAAACTGCCCGTTAGGGTCTTCGTAGAGGGTAAATCGCTCAGCACCCCCAGCTTCACCAACGCGCACTGGCTTAAACCCGGTTGATTCAAACCCGGCAAGAAGTTCGCGGGTGTTGAAGCAATCAAAACTGCCGTTAATCGCACCAATCGGACTAAGCGTAACAGCAGCCGCAGCGGCTACTCCAGTGAGAGCGTTGACAGCCATTGAGTTACTCCGTTTTGGGTTCCTTCAGCTTTGCGATTTCAGCATCGCGCTTCTCCACCTCGCCGCGAAGCACAACGCAACGCTGCTGGAAGAACGCGAGTTGTTCCTGAAGTTCAACGATAGAAAGAAGTGGCTTGTCGTTGGTGGTCATTAGTTGCCCCTCATTGCATTTACTTCGGCCCGGATGGACTGAATTTCCTTCAGCATAACCGGGACCAATTTGCTGTACTGAATGCCCCGCAGTTCACGGGTAACGGTGCCATCCTCAGTGGTAACGTCATCGTAGAAGCACAGGTCTGGGCGAACCGCAACCACATCTTCCGCGATCATGCCGTACTGGATATCGCCATCAATCTCGTTCGTGTACGAGCCGTCTTCAGCCTTTTTGCGATACTTAAAGCTAACTGGGGTGAGCGCGTGCAGCCAAGATGTATCGGTGATCGGGTCGATTTCCGTCTTTGATGCGCGCAGAGACGAGACGTAACCAATGAGGCCGGTGTTATCGATGTAGAGGTCACGGTTGGTTGCGCCAACGGTAACGCTATAGGTTGGGAGCGCAACCATTTGCTGGCTGCTGTTCAGCGTGAGGGCGGTGTTATTTCCACCAGTGACAAAAGTTAGGCTTGCTCCGGTCTTAAGCGTCCCAACTTGCATTAGATTGCCGGAGTCGTTCCAGTAGACCTTCGCTTGCTGATTGCTAGTTGGAGAGCCAAAACTAATAATGCCGTAGCTTGCTGACGGGGTGAGGATGCTCAAACCGCCAGCGCCGCCCGACTCTACAATAAGTTCATCAGAATCAGTTGACGCGGTAACCGCCCCCGCGCTATTCGACATCACATGCAGAACACCATCATGCTGCGGCGTGACACCGGAGGCAAAACAGGTCAGGCCAGTAGTGTTCCATTCGCCGGAAAACTGTTGCGCTCCGGTGTAAAAACCCAATTTTGCGCCAGCGGTGGCCGTCTGGAACGTAGCCATTGCGACGCTATCGTCCCACGCCAAAAGCAGACCACCCTGATTGCCGTCTGTGGGATTTGTCATGCGGATGCGCGCCACACCCGAATCGGGAACCAGAAATGTCATTCCTGGGGCGGACGCCGCTTCCAAAATCAACGTGTTCGCATCGGCGTTAGCCGTTATGGAACCAGCGGTGCCCTCCATCACATGCAGCACGCCGTCATGCTGCGGCGTGACACCGGAGGCGAAACAGGTCAGGCCGGTGGTGTTCCACTGGCCAACGTGAGTAGTTGCACCCGTGTAAAAATTAATTAGTGAGGACGCGCCCGTTAGCGTGCCAAAATTGATGATCGGACTACCAGCG